GGGGGCGGCAATTTCGAGCCGCCCAAGCCCGGAAAGCACTCCGCATTCATCACCAAAGCGGAAATGACCACCTCCAAGAATGGTCGCCCGATGCTCGTCACCGATTGGATGATTGACGGCGACGACGAGGACGCCGGAAAGGCGCTCACCGACCGCACCGTTTTCACTATCAACAAGAATGGGAAGACCTTCATCCACTTCAACATTCCGAAGTATTTCAGCGCCGCTGGCCTCTGGCCTGCAGACGCCCGCGAGAGGGCCGATCTTCTCTCACCGCAGAAGATTGACGCGACCGTGAAGAAAGTGTGTGAGAATCTTGAGGGCGCTCACGCAACATTGGTCACGCGAATGAGTAAGCCCAGGCCTCGTCTCGACGATTACGGTCGCCCCGCATATGAGCAGGACGAGAACGGTGTCACGATCCTCGGTGAGGACGGGGCCCCGAAGCCCGCCTTTTGGCCTCCAAGGGCCGAGATTTCTTCCATGGATTTCGAGGCCAAAAAGGATACTTCGAACGCATGGTCGGTAGTTTTCTGACACACGTGGTCG